TTTGTTTTATCTTCAGACACAGGTGAAGATAACTTAGCTCGTACTGCACCAGCACCGCCGGGAATAACTGACATGGCGTATGACGCGCCTGCGGTATTAATATAATCTCTGATAGCTTCAGCATCAGTTAGTGATAGCTTAGCGCCCCAACGTTCAGCTAATGTCTGTACCTCTTCTGGACCAAGTTCTTTTGTACCAGTAGTAAGGATGCGTTTGCCTATTTCTGCGGCAAGTCCGTTTTTCACTTCTTTAGTAACAGGTTTAAACGCACCAAGCATAATCTTGTCAGCAACAAAATCAGCAAGGGCATGACCAGCGGCAGCGGGTAACACACGCGCTAAGTCAATATCTTCTGGGCGCTCTCCACGTTTTTCACCTTCTTCAAACGCTCGACCACCGACTTCACCCAAACCGTGCATAGTAGATTGTGCAACCATACCCGCAGTAGCACCACGTGACCACGCAGATATTTCTTTCTTAGCTGCTGCCTCAACTAAATCTTTAGCTTTAGCTACAGCACCTTCCTTAGCAAGGGCCTGTGCCTCACTAATAATCCCATCTTTAATTAAATTCCTACCCACTGCACCAGCTACCGCGCCCGGAATAGATGCTACACCCGCACCAGATACAGCACCAATAGCCATAAAGCCAAGAGTCTCAGCTAAGTTACCAACACCCGCACCCATCTGATATGGAAGCCAATCAGTTAAGATTGCACCAGCACCGCCTTTCTCCCACGCACCAACTAATTCATCGGTAGGTTTAACAATGGTTGCGGCTTCGCCTTTCTCCATATGTTCAAGACCTGACTTCATCCACTCTTTGCCAGTATCTTCAAACCCAAGTTTTTGGGCAGCAACACCCGTCAATGCTTTTGCAGCGCCGTATGTGGATTGGATTTGTGGAAAGATATTACCCATACCACGTGTAAAATCAGGCGCGTTTTCATCAGCCTGAACTGGACCTTTCTGCGGCTCTACTTCACCATCTAGCTTACCAGTAAATTCTCTGATTTTAGGTGCGCTGTATTCCTCGTCAAGCTGACCAGTAAATTCTTTAACAGCCATTTTCTCACCTTAATCAACAATGTATTGTTTACCGTCTGGAGCAGCATATACGTCTTTACCACCAGATTTACCGGCAAGTCTTGACCCGGGTGGAATTCCTTTAGGTAATGCCGGACCCCCAGATGTATCCGTTTCACCGGTAGATTCACGCCTTCTACTAGAATAAATGTTAGCGTATTCTCTAGCATCTTTAAGTTGATCTAGCCAAGGTTGTTTTAAATTATTTATATACGTTTGGTATTCAGTTCGTTTTTTAGGGTCTAAATCTGATTTATTTAACTGTGCCATATAAGCATTGTATGTCCCATTATCACCCAAAGCCTTACTCATTTCTCTTTGTATTCTGCTGACATCTTGCCTAGCTTTTAATTCCATGCCTTCCAAATGCTTTTGTTCTAAAAATGATGTTTTATCAGTACCAGCGCGGTCACGCATAGCACTATTACGATCCATCATCACTTCGTACCACTGATCGGCTTTCTTACGGTTAATACCAATCTCTTCAGCTTTAAGTGCAAATTCTTCTTTCTTAATACCTGCACTAATAAGTTTTTCAAGGCGTTCACGATCATCTTTGCGAATACCAGCAATGACTTTTTGGTACTGTTGAGTAGCAGGAACCATACCCGCAGCAATATTAGCCAGAGCATTAGGCGATGTGCCGCCAGCGGCTGCTAAACCACCACTAATAAGCGCCATGTACAGAGCTTCTTTTTTCTCGCGCCCAACATCTTCGCCACTTTTTTCAAGCATTGCAACGTATTTATCTAGCATACTAATAGCTTGCGACGCAGCAGGAGATCTATTTTGCTGAGCTTCAGCGTCTTTAAGAGTACTTGGCGCGTTCTCAAGGCTAACTTTTGGCGTAAGTTTTTCACCACCAGCAGGAGCTGCAGTACTAGCACCACGTTGGCCCGGTGCAATCTGAACATTTTGTGCAGCAGGAAGACTTTTTACTCCTTGTTGACTTAACCCATTTTCAATATCTTGCGCTTGCGCTTGTGACGCTGTAGTTACAGCCTGTGGTACTGATGAAGAAGATGTACTAGGTGCAACAGACGCTATACCGCCGGGCATCTGACTGAACATGCCAGTATCAATATAAGGATAAAGTCCGGTAGGGGTATCTTTTGGTGTTGTGCTTTCTGGTGGTGTTCGGTCTATTCCTTGGGGTCTTAATACTTTATTATAAAAATTACTAGCTCCTTCACCTACAGGAGTTAACATAGGTCTATCTTCAGTCCGTTGAAACGGTGTCATTTCATTAACGTTGTCTGTATAGTCTTTAGCCATTTGGTCTTTAATAACTTGAACTTTTTCAGTATTTAATGGAGCATCGTTACCTAACGCACGATAAGCATCAACAGATATATCTCCTTTATCCCCACCGTTTTCTACAAACGCACGAAATGCTGGATCAGTTGCATATTTGTATGCGCCTTTAACATTACCCCACGTTGATGATAAAAAGCCGGGGTCTTTATAACTATCTGGGTCTCTAACTTGACCTTCATCAGCAAACGCAATAATCCCGCCGCTGGCGTATTCATCATCAGCTCGTTCATCTTCTTCAGTAGGCAAGTTAGTTGGTAACTGGTCTATGCCATGATATTGATCTGCTTCTTGCATGACTTGATCAGCAATGGGTGCTTGTTGCCCTTGTTGCTGCTGTGCCTGTTGCATAGCCATAGCTTGTTGATACTGCTTAACTTTATCCTGCAGCAATGGGACACCGACATAAGCGGGGATTGTTCCATTTTTAATAGCCATCTGAAGCTGTGGAATAGACAACTTCTCAGCGTCAGCCATGCGACCCATCATGCTAGTAATCATTTCAATGTCCTTTCATGGCATTGTAAATGCCAAGTGTATCTAATCCGTCGCCAGCCCTACCACCATCAGCCATGCTCTTTGTTAAGCCGCCTTCTTTTTGGGCCATTCTGTACATACCATACGCACCCATACCAGCAGTACCTAAACCGGCTGCTTGGGAAATCATGCTTGGATTTTGGTACATACTTTGAGATTGATTTTGCATTGGCAGACCAGCATACATGCCTTGCATAAAGCTTAACTGTTGGTATGGGTACTGAAGTTGTTGTTGATATTGACCGTAAGCAGTATCTAAAGCTCGTTGTTGTAAGGCTTGTTGTTGAGCGCCAGCTTGCATTTGTGCTTGTGAAATACCTTGTTGCTGTGCGTATTGACCTTGACCCAAGTTTCCAAGCGTACCTGCTGCCGCGTTTGACTGACCTAAGCCAGCTAAACCATATTGACCTGCACCCACCGCGCCTTGAACGCCTTGCATACCCACGTTGGCACCAGAGATGCCCAGATTACCTGCCGTTTGAGCGCCTTGCATACCCACGTTGGCACCACCAATCATTAACTGACCTGCTTGATTAGCACCTTGCAATCCTAATTGTGCGCCCTGCATACCTTGAGCTGTACCTGCTAACTGGCGATCAACACCGGAAAGACCAACTTGTGCGCCTTGCATACCTTGAGCAGTACCGGCTAACTGAGCATTAACTCCCTGTAATCCTGTTTGAGCGCCTTGCATACCTTGCGCCGTACCGGCTAGTTGAGCATTAACACCTTGCAGTCCTGTTTGAGCGCCCTGCATACCCTGAGCTGTGCCTGCTAGCTGAGTATTAACGCCTTGCAAGCCCATTCCTGCGCCCTGAATACCCTGAGTCGTACCGGCTAACTGGGTGTTAACACCTTGCAAGCCCATGCCTGCGCCTTGAATTCCTGTAGCATAATTTTGATTAGCGCCTTGTAGACCCGCAATACCTACTCCTGCACCTTGCATACCAAGTGAAGAAGCGGCTTGCATGTTTTTATTGGCAACATCATAGGCAGTGTTATACCCTTGACCAATGACTTGGTTCATTGCCGTGTTTTTATTGCGTTGATTTTCTGCTGCCATCAATGCTTCACGACTACCACCAAACGCACCAGCTTTAGTTGCATTGCTTTGCTGTTGCGTTCCTGTAATGTCATATTGACGCTGCATTTCTTGCAACTGCGGCTGCAAAGAAGCTTGCAAATAAGGGTTCATGTACCCTTGAACAGCGTTAGCATTTTGGGCGTTCTGACCATAACCCATACCAGCCTGCATACCCATTGCACCGGCACCGATGTTTGCACCAGCTAAGTTAGCGCCTTGAGCGCCATAGCCCATGCCCTGACCGCCGTAGTACGCGCCACCTGTTGTGCCAAGATTTGCTCCTTGAGCGCCGTAACCCACACCCTGACCGCCATAATAAGCGCCACCTGCTGTACCAAGATTTGCGCCTTGACCGCCGTAACCCATGCCTTGACCGCCGTAGTACGCGCCACCTATGTTACCCACATTAGCGCCCTGAGCGCCGTAGCCCATGCCTTGACCGCCGTAATAAGCACCACCTGCTGTGCCGATATCTTGACCCATCTGACCCGCAGCAGCACCCATATTGCCAAACGTAGCGCCGCCTTGAATGCCAAGCTGTTGTCCTGTTTGCCCAGATTGAAATCCTGCGCCGCCGTAAGCATTAGATAAATCAGCGTTTGCAAAAGCACCTTGTGCGCCCGCACCTGCGTAAGTATTGGCTAGAGCGGCATTTACCGCAGCAGAATTTGCGCCTTGTGAACCGTAATTTAATGAAGCATTCTGTAACCCTGCTGAACCTTGGTACGCACCAAGACCGCCCAATCCAGATTGATACGCAAGATTAGAAGCATCGTTAAGCTGCGGTGCAACTTGTTGGTTTGCAATACTTGACATCCCCTGCGCTTGCATGGGAGAAAAACCGGCAAGCATCTGCCCTTGGTAAGGCTGATAAGGATTGTCCTTAATATTAGTTAATGTTTGCGCCCTTTCAAGCCCAGACATTACATATGGTTTAGCGTACTCAGGAATAGTAGATGCGGTTTGTGTTGTTTGCGTGGGTGTTCCACCTCCGCCGCCTTGAGGCATGATTTTTCCGCCGACTTTAAGGAAAGCCCGATCAGGCAACATGTCAAAATGGTTATATCTCATAGCTTAACCCTCATCACTTGGTGAGTATTTTCCATACCCATTTTTTCATACATATTGACTAAAGTGCCTTTTGCCCAGCATTGAGCTGTAGTTGCACCGTAGGCTCTCATCCAATCTTTAGCGGCATCAAACACATGTTTTCTGACAATCCCTTGACCGCCCATTAAATTGACATGAGCAACTCTTTCTCTTGGGTAATCTATAAACTCAACTGTTACTGCGCCGGTAATGACATCATCTTCTTTCCATACAAGCAAGTACACGCGCCCTGTGCGTACCGAATATTCCACTTGCTCAATGGTAATTAAATCAGGGTCAAGATCAATTGCTCGTTGAAGCATTGGAGCTGCTATAGACCAAACTTGCGGTAATTGATTTGGGGTAATTTGATATAACATTATGCTGGCAAATATTTATCTGATTTAGAATTAACAGCAACCTTACCTTTGCCTACAGTCTTACGTCTATTGGCTTGTACACGATCCATCATGGCATACAGTCGCTTAGCACCGGCATCTGTAGACCCATTTCCCAATTCAGAAACAATCCGAGCAGGAAGGACAAACTCACCATCAGCAAGACGAGCAGGCTGACGCTGACCAATTTGAGCAGGAATATCATCGCTGACTCCATCACCGGGTCCTTTAAGCAAGCGACCACCATCCGAATAAGACCCAAGGTTATAAATACCACCGCCATCATTAAAGTTTTGCGGTTTTTGCATTGGGTACTGTGGTCCTTGATTGAATTGTGCTGCACCATCAATAGCGTTATTTTGATCATCAAACCCAGTGTAGCTAGAGCCAATGCCACCACCCATTGCGTAACGCAAAGAATTTGGCATCAAACCGCCACCATTAGCACCGCCGCCATCAACGTTATGTGGGTTTGGTATGTAGTCTGTAAATCCCATGTTGGCATATCGTTGTTGTGTTTCTGCCATGCCGCTTGACGGATCAACAGGGTAACTAGAAGGAACGTTAAACTCAGGAGAGCCTGAAGTTGGGTTTACCACACGAGTTGGGGTTTTGTTAGTGTAATCATAAACAGAAGCATAAGGAATATCAGAAGCACCATCATTTGCTTTAGATAGTTTAGAATTTTCATCCAAAACATTGGCTGTAGCTGCTGTTGAAGCTGCTGTTGAAGCTGCTGTTGAAGCTGCTGTTGGTTTAGCATCATTAAAATGCGAAGTAAACGCACCAAGCTGCGGACTGTTTACGTATTCATTTTGTGCGCGTTGTGCTAATAAATTGTTGTAGTCTGTAACCCCTTGCGGCACTTGTTGAATTGGGCGCGTATATTGCTGTTGCGGTGCAACATATGAGGCTTGCATGGTTGGTACAACAACGTTGTTTGCCTGCATTGGCGGTACTTCAATACTTCTTGCGTTTGCAGTCGCACTGCGCGTAGCCGCTAAATAATCTGCAAGTGTCGGTTGTTTTTTGGCTGGAATAGCAGCAATACCTTGTTCAGCATCACCGCCTTCAGCTAAAGACATAATGCCACCATTGGCAGCGTTTAATGTTTTGTAATTTTGATCAAAATACCGTGTGCCAGCACCCGTATATTGTGGGTTTAAAGTTTGTGAAAACTGATAAGAAGGGTATTTTGTATCGTCTTGACCAAAATTTTGTTGATTTTTAGCAGGAGCCATACCACCAGCTAAACCTGCTAATCCAATCGACAGTTTGTTATCCCCAAGATATTTCATTGGGTCTGACGTAAGTGAATTGAATTCAGAAGAGATGTTGCCGCTCATTGGAGTGTCGGCGTAAATCTGTGCGCTTTCATTTAATGGCATTGACGCACCGCCATCAAGAAGAGAAGGAATACCGTATTCCATTGCCGGAGCCATTGAGTTGGGCAAAGCACCAGAACCCATGAATGTAGATGCCTCGCCACCTGTTAAAGCGCCCTCCGCCACACCCGCACCAGCGCCCCCCATTGCTCCACCAATGCCGCCTGTCACTGCGCCAGTCAATCCGCCGTAAAGAGCGCCTTTAAGAGGGTCTTTATTTTGCAGTGCAGCAGAAGCGCCACCGACACCAGCGCCAATTAACGCGCCAATTGCCAAACCTGACATAATAGGCATGATTAAACCCCTTCCATTAATTCTGGAGACTCAAGACCCGTGCCTCTTAGGTTGTGTAAACAGCAAAACACGACATCATCGGTCAAAGCCTTAAACGTATGTTTTTTGCCAGCTAAAATTTTAATGATTGCAGGGGCTGTGTAAACGCCCAATCGCTCTTCGTCTTGCCAAGCCTCAACTGTTCCACGGGAAACCAAAGTCATGTGATCGTGCGTATGAACATGTTGAGCTGCAATGCTTTCTGCTTTTTCAATTGAATAAGCCCTAATCCAAATGTCATCAATTTCTGCAAACTCCACATAAGGGTGTTCAACTGGAACGTATTTTGAATCTTGGCTAAGCTCTTGAAAATTCATTGCTTATCTCGTTTAAACGTGTTGTTAAATGTTATCATGCCTAAGTAGCTGATACAAAGGATAATGTTGCCACCACAGATGCTGTTGATGGGCGTGTTGGACTTACTGACGCTGGGTACGTTGGAATAGTGACGTTAGCACTTGTTGTAGACCAGTAAATTTGTACATAATCATTTGCAGCCATAGAAATAAAGTAGTTCCAACCCTTAATGTCGTGAGTCGGAACGCCTGCACTTTTGCGTTGTGGCATACCAACTAACCCTGTTGAGCCAACAATATCAGCAGATGTACCACCGTCATTGCCTTGACGCAACCAAATCGACGTATCAATTGGTGCGTTTTCTAAATTTGAAAGCTGAACGCTAAACTGCAAGTTGTATATACCGGGCGCAGATACAGTCATTTTTGAACCGCTGACAAGACTCACGCCATTGGCAAAATCAGTTTGACTCAAAGTTAATAATGTCGCTGTATTTACTGTGGTAGTCTGAGTCGTATAACTTGCAAACGCGCCGTAAGGAAACCTTAAACCACTACCGCCAAAATCGCTTGTTAGAGTGTTAGTGAAGTTATCAAGCTGGTTAAAGTACAACCTCAAGACATTGCTGAATTGCTCTTGAAAACGCTGGTCATATTCAGGTTGAGCCATTGGCTGGTTAGGCGCAACAGTGCCACGTAAAAGCTTAATGTTAGTGGTTGCCATAAGGGTTTACCCTATCTCCTGCCGTCTGGTCTGATGTCAATTCTAGGCGTACCAAGCTGCCAGTTCACACCAATCTCAGTTGATTCAATCCTAAAACTCATCTGCCGACCACGCAGGCGGGTATAGACCTGACCATCAAACTCTTGCACGTTGTAAGCACCGCGTGTTGTGTAATTGTTTGCGCTTTGCACTTCTGGAATGTTTGCTGTACCGTAAGGTGTTCCAGAGTTTTGACGGGGTTTAACCGTCATTGTGACAAACGGCTGGTCAATATTTGAACCATTAAAGTTCACATCAGGAAGTATGCGCCACACAAACCCAAAGTTATGACCGTCACCAATGTCAAAGTCCGACGATTGAACGTACGCATTTATAGGCTCAGGTGAAGTGCCAGAAACATCATTCACATTTGACTCATGGTAAAGCACTCGTTCGTTGTAATCGGCAGCCATAGGGTATTCCCTAATGCCTGAATCAAGCCATGCGGTACGTGCCATTGTGCCGTAATACCAAACTTTGTCGAGGTAATTAAAGATTACATACTTGTCTATCGTTGTTGACCCAGCCGAGCAATAGAACCACCAAATCTCGTTGTAACCTTCGTTGCCACCTGCAAATACTTGGAAAGCTTGATCTTGGTTAATGTCTTCAAACACGTACTGGCGCAACGAACTAGCTAGCGTATCAACGCGCCCAGAGTATTGATAGAACTTACCGTTGCCCATCCAGTAGGTAACGTTGTTGACTGTGTAAATTGAATTGGGTGACATGATGGAAATGTTATCCATCAAAAGCTGGAACGACCAAACGTAAGGTGCGCCAACATACTGCATTGAGTACAACGCCGAATCAGTCCAAATCAAAATCTCTTGGCGGGTATTAATGTAAGCAACAATTGAAGAACCATGCGAAAGCCCAAACTCACCCGCTTGATTAGTAACGTCAGGAACCCATTGATATTGGTTGCCTTGGTCTGACCACCGCACAAGCATTGGGTTATATGTGCTAGAAGGATTGCCTGATTCGTAAGGATTTGCGCCAAAAGCTATGACAAACCGCTGAATAGACGATGCTGAAATCTCAAGCGTTTTATTGGGTACATACGCACCGGAGTAACCTGCCGTTGTTGACAAGTCATTTAATAACTTGGCACGAGTGGTAACGCCGCCTGCGCTTGCCCAATAGTAAATTGCTCCCCCACGTTGAGCTAGTACTAAGTCTTGACCAAAGTTATCGTTTGACCAAAGCAAAAGCTGTTGCCCCACCCCGCTTCCTATAGCAGTAGCCGTTCCCCATCCGCCACGACTCCAAACACCTGCACCCCATCCAGTACCGACAACATAAACATCTAGCCCAGTATTGATCTGATATTCAGCTTTTACCGCTGCACCTCCACCTGAAGCAGATGATGTTGAAAACACACTAGCAATGTTGATCGTGTACGTACTAGAATTGATGACCCCATACACCTGTTGTTCAGCATTGATGTTGGCTGCGGTAAACCCACCAAACGAACCAGTCGCACCAGAAAAGGTTACAAAATCATTCTGACCAACCCCATTGCTTGCATCAGTTACAGTAAGCGTTGAGCTATATACTGGCGTAGTTGAGGTGTGTGATGCTGCAGTTGTGCCGTTATACCCGCGAGTAACCCCTGTAAGCACATTGGTTGATTTGCCGTTGTATGCAATTTGCTCTGTACCAATTAAAATAACCCCTCCAGAAGATGGAAAAGTCGTGCCAGAAGTTAGTGTGATCGACGTAGCTGTGGCTGTTAAATTACCGTTAAGCGTAGAGTATGCAGTGGCAAAGGAATTGTTTGCCATAGGGTTAACGGTTTTGCGAATAGGAGTTACATCATAGTAATAGCCGCCACGCTCAATGTAATACTTTAAGTTTGTACCAACACCAAGGTAGTTGGCATTATCTAAATTGATCCAGTTCCACAAAGAACGTGCAACGCCCTGATAGGTGTAATTAGATAGCCGAGTCCAGCCGCCAATTTTTTCAACTTGACCAGAACGAAACCGAACTTTATCGCAGTCGTACCAACCCCCTTCGTTGGAATAGTTAGTTCCCTCGCGGTTTACGCCCGGTCTAAATGTCAGTTTCTGTAACGGCATGTTTAAACCTTAAGGGAGATTTCCACCGACAGGATACGTCGCGCCCGCAGGAGCCTGTGTAAACGCTGTCTCACCTGCAACAACATGATTTCCAGTCCAAGGACTTTCCATCACAGGACCATAACAAGAAGCAAGCATTGCACCGTTTACTGGCTTGGCTTGACGCTCACAAATGAATGACCACATGTTGCTCATGCCTGTTTCAGGAGTTGTACCCACAGTATATGATCTAAACGCAGCGGGGGCTACAGCCCAACTAGGCGCTTGTGGGTAACTTGCTACAGGAGGTACACCAAACAAACTCCAGACCTTGCCTTTAGGAGCATCGCAAGAACCATTCATCAAATCCATATTGGCAACCGCAGCACCGTTCAGAATTGGGCAGACAGCCATGCCTTCTTTAAACGCCTTGCCGTTTACCTTGATGAGGTTGCCAGTCAGCGTAGTAGATGATGCAGCGCACAAAGCGTACTCACCTGTGCATACGGCTAAGGTCTGTGCTTGGAGTGTAGAAACCAAGGCAGATACCCAAAACAAGACGACTGCGCTAAACACACAAAATACGGTTTTTTTCATCATGCCACCATAGTTAAAGCATGTGTTTTGACATGCGCTACACGATTAAGCCACCCTTGTTCGTAGGTGGGGTTGTTTAAACCTTTATAAAATCTAACCTTTTCTGCGCTAAATTCATCAACTAATTCAACAGGTGTGTGAGCGTTCACAGCCGCTAAGGTTAACGGACCGATTGCCCCGTCAGGCGTTGTACCAACAGCACCTTGCAGAGTCTTAGCACTGCGACCAACCCCTGCGTTAACAGCAAAGTCAAACACAAGATAATCCACACCTGACGGCAAATCATTGCAACGACACGCATCCCAGTACTTACGGCGATACATAGGTTCAACCAAAGCTGGCGTGAGATTACGCATCTCTTTTTCATTTGACTGCCTGCCAATCCAAGACTCCCACACCGTTTGCGTGACACCAAGATTAGTGCAGCCTTTACGACCGTCAGGCAACCAATTGCCCTTGTCATGCTCATCGTCACTAAAGCCGCCCTCAGACTCCAGCATCAGATCAAACGAAGCTTTCCAGTTTTCTTTCATTTTGTTGCAACGCCTTTAACTTTGTCATAACTACGCATTGCGCCAAGCCCGAGCAAACCAAATAAAATCTGCATTGTAATAGTCGTATCAATGACAGGAAACTCGCCAGTGTAGCCGCCAAGCGTAGCAATTAGTCTTAGCATTGGTTCTAAGATAGCCGCATATGCCAAACCAAAACCACCTACCCAACCAACAAACGGTCGCCAGCCTGCAACAAATATAGAACTTGAAGCAGCTTCAACCTTGTTAATATCGGTCTGTGCAACCATAGCGGCAAGTTCGCCGTTCTGCTGTAATTTTAATAACTCTAGCTGCGCTTGTGCCGCCTGAGCAGGGTCAGGAAACAGTTTAGTAATTAGCGTATTGCCAATATTCAGCAGGGCGCTGATTGGATCCATTAATAAAACCTCATCGTTTTAAGCCAAGTTTTAAACTCTTCCCACTTAGCTTTTAAATATTCAATCATTTGTTTGCCTTAATAAATTTTTGCCAACCCGTAATTATGCGTTTTGTACCCAAGATTGAGTTGCTTCATCCCAATAATAAGTATTTCCATCGTTAGGGTACGGAACTGGTGCTTCCCAAAGATATGTTTGCGTATTTAAAATCCACGATGGGTAAGGTTGTGGCGCATAAAATACACCGACCACACCGTTTTGAACAACTGTTGTATCAAGGGTATAGCCAATACCAGCATAGTTTGCTCTTAACGCTACGCCACCATCTGGTTGACCGTCTTGACCATAGTGAACATTTCCGTGCGTGTTGTACGAAGTTTGCCACCACAAGGTTGGATCACCCCATGCGCCCGTGTCAATTTGCTCTTGTTCAATAGCAATGACCGTATCAACAATCCCTTTGCCATCTGTAAGTGTCGGCACATTTGCGAAATAACTCATGCTGTGTAAGTCCCAGACGAAGTAAAGGTATGAATAGTGTATCCACCGCTTGATGTAACTGTGCCGCCTGTGCCACGTTGTGCGCCTGCGTAAGAAATAATGATAATTCCTGAACCGCCTGCACCGCCATTTGAAGTACTTCCGCCAGCGTTACCACCACCTGCGCCACCGCCCGTGTTCACTGAACCGTCTGCGCCAACCCCACTAGCACTTCCTGCGCCACCACCACCTGCACCACCTGCACCAGCAGCTCTATTGCCTGCTGTGCCACCGTTTGTGCCACCAGCGCCGCCACCACCAGCGTAAGTAACTGATGATCCTGTAATTGATGAAGCAACGCCTGTACCGCCAGCGCCTGCTTGAGAAGGAATAGCCGTTGCACCTGCTGCCCCAGCTCCACCACCGCCACCGCCTAATCCATAAGTTACAGCATCTGTATCACCACCCCCACCATCAAAGCCTTGACCGACAGTACCAGCACCACCAGAATACGGTACGCCTGCTGATGGTCCACCTACTGCGCCGCTACCTGATCCGCCTGCAACACCTGCTCCTGAATATGATTGACCACCACCACCTCCGGTTGCAGCAATTGCGCCAAATGATGATGCTGATCCAGACCCCGCCGGAGTTATGTTGCTACCTGCACTTGCTGCGCCACCCGCACCGACAGTCATTGTGAAAGCTGTACCCGGCGTTAAATATATTGTTGCTGTTAGCAATCCTCCCGCACCACCACCACCACCTGCGTTGTATCCACCGCCACCGCCGCCAGCAACAACCAAATAATTGACGTTATAGGTATTGGTCTTACCTTGCAAATCAGACATGCTAATTGTGCCTGATGGGACACCGGCAAGTTGCCGTACATCTGTCTGATTAAGTGAAATAGTTGCAGTTGCAGAAAGCCCAAGCTCTACGTTGACCTGTGACATTGAAATCGGTGAATAAGGAAGAGTCATATCACTCGCCTTTTAATGCTTTGACTTCTGCTCTTAATTCTTTAACCGCTTCAATCAATACACCGACCAAGTTGCCGTAAGCAACAGACAAGTAGCCATCTTCACCCTCATGTACTAGCTGAGGTAAAACTTTCTGTACTTCTTGTGCGATAACACCGATACTAGCTTTACCGTCTTTAATAAACGAAACACCACGAAGTTGATCTACGGTGTCCAATGCAGCAGGAAGGGTTTTAATGTCTGACTTGAGGCGTTCGTCAGAATACGCTGTAACGTTTGCCGTAGCAGTAAGATTACCTGAAGAATCTATTATTATACGATTGACGCTACCGGCTTGGTCTTGAAAATAAAAGTTACCTGACGCTCTGAAAAATAAATTACCACTTGAATAAAATGTTTGATTAGCGCCATTTAACAAATTTGTTGCGTATGTTGCAGCATTGACTGTTTGTGATCCAATGTTGGATGAAGTAATAAAAGTGCCGCCACCAGCAGGATACGTGGCATAGGTAGAGTTTGTTGCGTTCGTTGCGTTTGTTGCATTAGTTGCAGTTGTAGCGGTTGTAGCTGACCCTGCTGAAGTGGCATAAGTAGCGTTTGTTGCAGATGAGGCATTGCCTGTTACGTTGCCGGTTAAATTACCATAAAAACCACCAGCAGAATATACAGTGCTTGGGAATGAATACGCTCCAGACACAACGTTTGTGCCATCACACCAGACGTTTGTATAATTTCCAACCGGAACCGTTATGCCTGTACCCGCAGATGTTTTAATAACTAGCGATTGATTTGTTGCGTTATAGGCTGTGTAAACTTTTGTTTGGGTTGGAACAATGACGTTTCTTGTTGCCGACAATGACCCGGTAAACTTCAACACTGCATTTCGTGCTTCATCCGATGCGCCGTTATAGCTAGTCAACGTATAGTCAGTATCAGGCATTGCAATAGAAATAACGCCCGCAATAGCTTGTTCTAGCAGTGTGCCAAGGTTTGTATTAGTTGTCTGACCCCATGTGCCTGATTGTTCACCATCACCGATGAGTTCAATTTTTAACGAGGGTGAATAGGTACTTGGCATGATTTATCCTTGCGAATCGTCGATTGGAGTCCAACCGGTGGTTTGATTGTTGTTAATGTTAGACCATGTAGTCGTATTAGTCGTAATATTTGTCCAGTTGTTCGATTGGCTGTCATTAATTTTAATCCAACCACGTTGTAAAAGGCTTTCCGATAACACAAAAGTTTCAGCAGTTAAGGCAACAAAATTAGTCTGCGCGCTAGTTACATCGGCTAAAGCTAGTATTTCTGAAACTTGACCCGCTGCACCCAAAAATGCTGATGTTGAATCAACTAAATTTGTAGTCTCGTTAACCGTTGTGTAAAAGCCAAACCCTGCTGCATACGCATCGCTGATACTAAACGTTTCTGCTCTAATGACCACATAACTTACATTTCCCGCAGGTGCATCAACTAAACTAAACGACTCTGCTGTAGTGGCATATGTACCCCAAGCGCCAGCGATTGCATCAGTAAGCGATAAAGATTCGTCCGTTGTTGCGTAAGTACCCCATGAAGCTGACGACGAATCTGATAAAGAAAACGTTTCGGCAGTTGTTTCGTAGAAGTTAAATTGCGAAGTATCAACATCATTTAGGGCAAAAGTATCTGTCCAAGCACCTGCAAATGTTGCTGTACCAGACATAACATCGCTTAGGGTAAAGCTTTCGGCGTTAGTACCTGCAAAACTTACAGAACCAGCTTGGCTATCGGTAAGGGTAAACGTCTCAGCATTGGTACTATACGTGTTCCAAGCGCCTAATATTGCATCGGTTAAAGTAACGGACTCTGCATTAGTTGCAGCAAAAGTAGCTGCGGCAGTCTGGGAATCAGTTAAAGTAAAAGACTCTGCGTTAGTGGCTAAGGCAAACCAAGCTACTGTTTGTGCATCAGTTAAAGTAAATGCCTCTGCCATGTCCACTGGATACACAGCTCCGCCCAGCCCAGCAAAAGGCGACTGAGCAAAGGCAGTTATCCCGAACATTACGCGCTGAGTTGCTCATCAGTTGGTTTTAACAATGTTGGATGATTCCACTCGCGGATGTAATCGCCACGACCATCGCTGTCGTTCTGTAGCACGATAGTGCCAGTAAACGGATGAAAATCATCTTGTGTAAGTGTTGGGTATAACTTGATTAATTTATCGTATAAAGACATTACGCACTCCGTATCATTGCGCCAGAAAATTGTTGAAATGAATATTGAGAGCCGATACTTTGTGTAGTACCTGCAGTTTGAAAGCCATAAACTTCAACATAATCCGTTGACCCATTGCAATAAATTATTGCGCTATTTTGCGAAGTAACATTTGCCGAATTGCTTAATAAAATGTTTGAACCGTCAGCTACTCTAGTACCATTTTTATAAAAAGAAGATAATATAATTCCTGATGCTGCAAGAGGACCAATAACGTAAGAATTAAATTGGTAGTAACCCGCAACGGTTGGGGTAAATCGTGAGTTTATTGTGCTGTAATTTGTATTGGTATCAAATGATTTTGTATCAAAATTAATTTTTGTTAGCACGGCAGATGTAACAGACGTTAATGCTGAACCATAAGCTGCAAATGCAGGAGCCGCGCTGGAGCCTACTGTAATACCGCTTGTACCGTCGATAGTGACTGACATAATTTATTCCACCGCAGGTAATGGTTGGTTGCCTGCTGTACCGTCGATGATTACTGGCATTATGCGCTCCCTTTTAATGCGGCTACATCAGCCTGTAATTGTGCAATCATTGCTTGCTGCTCTTGAATCGCCGCCGTGAGGGTAGCGACTAAGAATGATGTGTCAATTCCTTGGTATTGAGGTTTGCCTTCATCGTCTATTGCATCTTTTGCGCCAGTCACGCAATCAGGCACTACGGCTTGCAGTTCGTGAGCGATAAAGCCTTGCCCGTCTGAACCGTCTACGTTCCATTTATATGTAACCGGTTTAAGCAAAGCTACTTTTTCCAAAGCACCTGTCATTGGTGCAATGGTGTTCTTTAGGCGGTAATCTGAAGTGCTGTTAAATGCAGTTACACTTGAATTTGTTTGTGTAATTGAACCTTGTAACGTGCCACTTGAGTTATAAAACCCCATAAAATAACCAGTATCACTTGCATTGGTATTTTTAATACCAATTCCTGATGCACCTACTTGATCGAATACTGAATTTATTTTTCCATTAACAATTATTGATGTAGCCCCTACTATCAAGTTGCCGCTTGAGTCGATACGCATACGTTCTACGTCAGCCTGAGTAAAAATAATTGCGCCGCCAGCAGCGGAATTTACTGCAGCAATATTTGAAGCGTTAACGCCTACTTCAAGACCTTCGGATGCGTTTGATACCACCGTCATTGTGCGTGTACCACTCGCACCGCCGTAGACGTTTAATTTGCGTGTTCCCGAACTCGTACCAATCCCCACGTTGCCGCTGGAGTCGATGGTTGCTCGAACAGTATTGTTTGTACCAAGATGTAAGCTATATGCACCTGCTTGACTTAATACCGTGGAGTACGCAGAAGAACCTCCTGCAATTGAGCCACCAGTAGAACTTTCTACGCCTACACGAGTTGTTCCAGTTCCGTTTATAGCTTGTAATTGAGCGTAATTTGTGCCTGTTGAAGACGTTAAACGTATATTTCCTGTTGCCGCCGTAATGTCTAAAGGCAGAGATGGTGTCATACCAATCCCCACGTTCTGAGCAGCAGTCACTGTCACAGCAGTCGTACCCGCTGTTTTAAGCTGCAACACGCCACTTGCATCAGAGGTAGTTATTACGCCTCCCGCTCCTGCGGTTGCTGCGTCGATTGAACTTGCCATTATGCGCTCCGTATCATTGCTGCATTAAAATACGCTTGTTGCCCTTGTTGAACATATAAAGTGCCAGTTGCGTTTATATAACAGTAAATTTCAAAATAATCAGTAGTACCGTTTGCGTAAACAATAGTTGATAAACCTATTGAAGAAGCGTTGTTTGCAGTGGTTCCATATTGGTTTGTGTAAGTCAATGACGCACCATTTTTGTATAGCGAACAAACAGTTTGTGTAGCAAAAGTGCATATATAGACAAAACTAGTATTAATTTGATAATACCCAGCCACTGTTGGCGTAAATCGACTAGATGCAAAATTGCTGTTGGTATCAAAATATTCTATATTAAATGTTACTTTTGTGTATGTAACGTTAGTCATTGTAACGTCAACAGATGTGTACGCCGCAAACGCAGGACCCGTGCCGCCAAATGTACTTGTAGTAGTCAAAACAGTACCGGTATTTGCGGGTAAAGTTAAAACGTTTGACCCCGACACAGCAGGGGCTTGTAACGTAATTGTGCCGCTAGTATCTCCGGCAATAACAACTTGACTCATAAGACCACCCAGCGTTGACCAGAAGGAACTGTTATAGC